ATGGTATACTGCCTGTATTTACAGCACTACCACTTCCTGGCCATCTTACTCTATCTTGATCTAAATTAGCACTCATTGTTTATAAATATTAAAATAATTAAGTTTAATTTGATTTATAATCCAAATCTTGATTTAGTAGCATTATAATTTTGTTATTTTAACTTTTAAATAACCATTTTATGCATTACCATAAATATCTTGAATTTTAATAAAAAACGTAATAAAAAACCCTCACATTTTACTGTGAGGGTTTATCGTTTAATTTATATCAATTAAGCTTAGATTTGATCTAGGTCAGATACATAAATCTTGCCGTAGAATTCTGGGCGAACTACTTTCTTAGCATAACGAGTCAATACTCCACGGCGTGGGGTGAAGTTAATTGGATCGTATACCAATGGAGTTTGGACTAGTGGGATGTATGGGGAATATACAGCACCGGTTTCTAGGAAGTTATTTCCACGGAAGCCCATCAAGATGGTGTTTTCTTGCATGTATGGGTTCTTGTAGACTTGGAAGCGACTTGCGAAGCTACCAACACGACTTACACCCATTGCGAACTTAGCAGAATCACCGTCAGTGTTTACAACATATCCTGGGATTGATTCCAAGATGGTTGCTACGTCTGGACCAACTACTAGGAAGTTTGCACCACCACGTAGAGTCAATTGATGAATCTTGTTAGAGACCTTTTGGATCTTGTTACCAAGAGTTTGGTACCAGGTGCTCTTTACGTAAGCGGTACGATTGGTTGAATCGTTGTTTACGGTAAAGGTTGGGAATACTGCACTATCATTTGCACCCTTGATGATGTCTCTACCAACTACGGCGGACCATCCTTCGGTTGTCAATGCTGGAGCAGCATTAATCAACATGTCCATGATTTCAAGATCAATTTCCATTGATACATATTCACTCAAGAGAGCAGTCAATTCTGCTTCTGCATCAATGCTGTGGTAAGCATTCAAGTCTTGAGCTAGTTCTGGTGTCCAGACTGCCTTTAACTTACGAGTCTTAGCAACGATAGGTTCGCTCTTAAGTTCCAAGTTAACTTCTGGAATATTGATGTCGGTACCTTGATTAATACCAGAAGATGCTCCAGGAGCACCCTTGAATGGATTTGTATCTTCGAAGTCACCACGGGTACTATCAGTAGGTTGTACTGTGTAGGTTAACACTGCATTACCTGCTGCTGGTGCTTGTGAACCAGTAACAATGAATTGAATTCTGTAATATGGGGAAGCCAATGAACCAGTGTTATATACCTTGGTCAATTCGTTGATTTGCAATGTTGGATCGATTGATGAACCGCTCAAAGCAAAGCTTCTTACTGCGTTCAAATCAATATTTTGACTGTTGGCACCAACGTTTACGATAAGTTTTCTATATGAACCAGTGGCAACATATGTAGAATCCAAATCAACATCGCTGAAACTTACAGAACCAGTGATGAAACTGAATGATGCGGATTGATAATTTTCAGTATAAGCATAACGTCCTACACCGTATAGACCGTTTGCTGCGGTATCAGTTGAACCAAGTTTTACACCTGTTCCACCGAACAATGATTGACCATTGTAACCGTTTTGGCCAGGAAGACCACCACGGGTAGTACCATACTTGAAGTCTAGATAGAAGATTAGACCAGATGGTAGGTTCATTGGTTGTACTGAAACGAATTCCTTAGCGGAAATTTCAGCGAATACACGACGAACTAGTGGGAGAGCTACGCCAGCCCATTGTTCACTGTTAGCAGAAGTACCAGTAGCGGTAGCTTCGTTCAACAATTGTTGTGCTTGGTTTTCAAGCAAGATGGACATGTGTGCTTTATCAACACCTTCTAGTCCTTCAAGAAGACCAGTCTTGTCCCATTTGCTTTGCAATCCACGGGTTTCAGTCATCAACTTAGCCTGTGGATTCATATTGTTTGTCAATAATGATTTAATATCACTCATAATTTGAATTTATTTTATAGTTAGTTTTTACTCACCTTAATTTAACTTTTTACTTCTTAATTCCGGCGAGCTTTTGGAATCTTGAAGCCATCACGTTGCTGTTTTCTACAATCAAGTCCTTTTTAGGAGCTGTTGATGCAACTGGTTTACTTGCCAAACCTTCGGTGATTGTTTTTGCAGTTGTATTGGTTTTCTTGACAACTGATCCACCTAAACTATATGATTCGGACAAAATAGTATAACTCAACTTGACTTCACGGATGGACTTAGCCAAGTCGAACGTTTCCACAACCTTAAGTTTTTGCTTTTGGTCGAGGTTAAAGCTGTTAAATAGTTTATTTGTATATAGCAACTTAGCATTCAACAAATTAACTTCGTTTAGTTGATCACGGAGATATTGAACGGTAGACATAGCTTCGTTCAATTCAGCTTGAAGAGATTCGTCAACCTTTTCATCTTCAATCTTTTCGTCAACTTCTTCTTTTTCTTCTTTTTCTTCATTGACGATTGATTCGTCAACTTCTTCTTCTTCTTCACCTTTTTCTTCGGTTTCTTCTTCGTTCAAAGAATCAAGAAGTTCTTGTAAATCAACTACTTCATCACCTTCCATTTCTTCAGCTACTGGTGCAGGTGCTGGTGCAACTGGAGCAGGTGCAGCTGCCATTGGGTCAACTGGTGCTGGTGCAGGTGCAACAGCCATTGGATCAACTGGAGCAGGTGTTGGTGCTACAGCCATTGGGTCAACTGGTGCAGGTGCAGGTGCTGGTAAATTTGGGTCAACTTGACCTGCTTCGTCTAATTCACCTTCTAATTCTGCGAGAATTTCATTTAGTTCTTCATCAGTAATTTCAACTGAATCAGATTCTTCTGACAATGTAGTATCATGCATTGATGATCCTTCCATAGTTTCTTCATCAGAAATTTCGTTCTTTAATTTTTCAGCTAACATAGCTTCTAGTTTTGGTTGGAATGCTTCTTCCAACGCTGCTTTTGCATTTGCAAGTGCTGTAGCACGTACAGCCTTAGCGTCAGCAATAGCTTCTTTTAATAGATTTGACATATTTATTTTCCTTATTTGTGTGAAGTTATTGAGGATTTGAACTTCAATGAAGATTAATTAATTATATGTTGCGACAAAGGAAATGTCGTATTACTGTTAAATAAATATAAATAAAAAATTGAAAGTATTAAAAATTATTGATATTTATACTATTATGCCATATAAAATCAAAGGTAAGTGCATTTACAATAAAGAAACTGGTAAAAAAATTGGATGTACAGATGGTGATGTACAACGATATTTGCGTGCATTATATGCAAATGTACCAGATGCAAAAAAGAATGAAATACGAACAAAATTAAAAGAAATATTCCGTAGATCATTTGCAAAACCAATTACTGAAACCGCAGAACTAAACAAAAAGAATGTAAAGTTTAGAGATGAATTAAATAAAAATCAAGGTCTTGATTTTAAACCATTTGAAGTTGCAAAAATTGCTGAAGTAACTGGACCTGTCAATAATAAAAATGCTGGATCTGGTATGGAATTAAGTTTTGATAAAGAATTTAATGAAAATACAATTAAGTTTGTTATTAAGAAACTAACAAATGAAGAAGATGATACCAAAAATTCTTTTAAATATGGTGTATGGTATACTGAATATCAAAACGAAGAAGATTTTGATAAACCTTCCGTTGAAATTCGTTATAAATTATCCGATCCAATTCCAAATGATACTGGTGATGGTGAAATAAAAAATAAATTATACAGTTTTATTAAAGACGCAATTAAGATCAATAACTAATTATGACACATTTAAAATCATTTATTACAAAAGAAATCGGAGAAAAAGAATATAAATTAGATGATATGGATCATCCAAATGGATGGGAATGGAAAGAAATAGAAATGTTACTTGGAATGGGTTTTGAACCTGAAGGTGATGCAAGAATGGTCTTAAAAGTAAGACATCATGACGGAATGAATGATGTTACATATAAAATCTATAAAACAGATGATGATTTTATTCTATTGATTGATGATAGAAAACATTTATTTAAAACATTCAATGATATGTTAAATAAAATAGACGAACTTGGTTCAATAGAAATTTAAAAAATAAACCCCACTGTAAAAAGTGGGGTTTTTCGTTTCCATTTATAATTTTTTATTTGTTGGGATCTTTTATTTCAAAGTACTTTTCAAGAATATTTCCCATGTCTTCATACAAACTTACCATGTCAGAATTTTGTTGTTGACATTTAGCCGCATTCTTTTTAAATGTTTCAGACATTCTTTTCAAATCTTTGAAATGACGGATTGCAGTATTTTCTTGCATCCAATCACCACATTCATTTAATGCATATGTTTCTGCATATTGTGATATCTTATCAATGTTTTCTGCAACTTTCATTAATTGATGATATTCATAAAGAACTTTACCATATTCATTGTAATTGTTTACTAATTCATAAAGAGCTTTCTTTTCTTCCTTAGTAAGGGTTTTAATAGGAGCAGGTGATTCACCAACAGGTTGTGTTGGTTGTGGAGCAGTTTGTTGTTGTGGTTTAATACCAAGTGTTTCTGCTATTTCGGCTAATTTAATCATATGATATAAATATTATATTAATTTGAAAATGTTCTTGTTTTTACTATCATTTGTTTTAAATAATTTATTTTCTGGTATAGAACTATTCATTATAAACTTAATACCCTTATTGTTTATACCTACAAATATTTCAGGATTGATGTTATTATTTACATGAATTATATTTGTAATCGTCAATCTTATACTTTTAATCATTTTACCAACTGCAACATCGATTTTTGGTGCTAAGTATTTTTCAATTATTTTTCTTAATTCTTCGTAAGATTTCCCACCAGATAATGTTGTATTTTTTGAATATCTAAGTGCTAATGTATTATAGAGTTTAGATTCAAATGGTTTTCCTAACCTATTTACTTCTGGTAAAGTTATTTCTGTAAACAGATTTGGTTCTTGTGTTTTTAACGCAGTAGAATTTATAGCAAGTTCAAATCTAATTGTATTTTTTGAATTACATTTAATTTTTAAAGCGGTAATATTATTACCTTGAATCTTAAATGCCATTATCGTTTTAGATGTATTTGGCATTCTAGTTTTATCATTATCTTTTAATTTAGAATTTAATATCTTTTCCGGATAAATTATAGACAAATTAGTTAAAAATTCTTCGTTTATATATATATCCAACTCTTTTTTCAACTCTTCATTTACATCCGAAGAACCAGATGTAGCAGCAGTTGGAACGGCAGGTGCAGTTGTGCCAAGTTTTTGATCAAGATAATCAAGAATATATTTGAATCTTTCACCTTGAGTTTTCATCCATTCAAGAACTTTTTCTGGATTATAAGTTGACATGTCTGGATTTGGTTGTATCTTAAAATACCAACTCAAATCTTTTAGAAAATCTAAATATAATTCTTGTTGTTCTGTATTTAATGCTTCATTAATTATCCCTTCTGGAACTATAGATCTTCCTTTTGGATTAATTATTAATGTTGTAGCATGGGATGTTCCTGCATCTTTATTTGCAGGTGTAGTTTTATCATCTGAATATAATACTTTATAACTGACAGAAACATTTACCGATGCAGATATAGTTGAATAATTGTTTATATAATCTGGTTTAATCCAATATTCAAGAAACTGTCCTCTTGATTCCATTCCAATATAATTTTTATTAATTTGACTGTTATTCACTAATCCGAGTATATCAATATTACCATTAAATGTAGAACTAGTAACAAATAATATTGGTGAAGTTTTGTAAGCAGCAGTATGACTTCCACTTATTGTTAAATTATCTGATTTTGGCTGTTGAAAAATTTTAATTAAATCTGTATTTAAATTTTTAAGAGTAGAAAGAAATTCTCTTGATTCCGAAGAAGTTGATACTGTAGGAGCAGTAGAAGTTAAAGATCCACTTATTGAACCTGTTGTAGCAGAAGATCCACTTGTACTTGTTGAAACTGTCGGAGATGTTGTAGGCGCAACTGAACCAGATGGTGAAATTGAACTACTTGTTGTTACTGTAGGTGTAACTGTTGGTGACGATGGGGTAATTTTATCAAATTTTTCTTTGAATCTTAAAAATAAAGTTTCAACACCTGTATCTTTACTGTCTTGTGTTAATGTTCCAGCCCCAACGATATTTTTAAAGCCTTGACCAAATCGTGATAAATTTGCTCTAAAAAGATCACCTGCTGCTTCATTAATATTACGTTTCATATTATTTAATTTCGCCTAATATATCACGGATTAAATCTTCTACTTTTTCCCATTTGTTTGTTAATGGGTTTTTTACAACTCCTTCTTGTAAAGATTGTTCTCCCGATGGAAACATAAATGCACCTTTAGTTGATGGGTTACTTACAAAGTCAAATGCAATCAATTCAAAATCGTCTTGAACTTCATCAGTACCTTCATGTACATTCTTTTTAACACTCCCCATTCCTCTGGAACTAATACCCAATTTGATACCACAATTGAGTAATTCTTTTAAAATATTACCACTTGGTGTAGTTAAAATTTCAACTTCGCCCATTAAATCATTACCGTTCCAGAACATTCTTTTTACATTGTGACTTACATTCTTTAAGTTTACAACGCTACTGTCAGGATGATCCAATTCACCAAGTGCTCTTCTTTCTCTGATGAAATTATCATCATATTTTTGAGCTTCTCTTTCTAAAATTTCTTTGCCGTATACTCTACCATTTTGGTTTTTGGCTTCGGCTCTTTGTAGAACACCTTGTACAACCAATGGACCACCTTTTGCCATTGCTTCATTAAGTACAGATTTATCTACATCAAATGTTATGCAATCTACTAATAATTTTTTATTCATATTTATTATACTCCTTTTGTTGCAGTGTTTGTTGGTACAACAGGTGCAACTGGTGTTGCAGGAGCTTGTTGTTGTTTCTTCTTTGCAGAAGGTGTAACAACTGCATTACCTAAAATTTTAATTTGATATGGTGATTTAACAAAGTATTCGCTTTCTTTTTGTTTACCTTGTTCTCTACCTTTTACTATGATAACATATTTTTCATAGTAAAAATCGATACTTACACCAGAAACATTAACTACATAATCTTTTTCTGGTTGACCATATCCTTTTGAAGCTCTTAATTGGACTTGTTTATTTCCAATTTTGCTCAATATTTTATTTTGAAATTCTCCCTTGTTTTGTAGGGTAGATTGTGATACTCTACTTTCAAAATCTGTTAATTCTGGCTTTACATCGTATAAATTTGGATCTTGTTGACCTTGTTCTTGTTCACCTTGTTGTGGAGGTTGTGTATTTGGATCAGCTGCTTCATTTACTGGCTTTGCTAATGTATAACCAAGTGCGGTAGCTACATCTGGTCTACCTTTTTTATTCTTTGAAACCCAAGTTGGAACTCTTGGCACACCAGCAGAACCTTCACCACTACCAGCCGCAGCAGAAGTAGTGATTTCATCCATCACTTGTTTAATTAATTCTTTGATCTTTTGTTTAAAAGATTCGTCTGACTTAATAATTTCTTTTGTTTCGTTCATATTAAAGTTGATTCTTGATTTCTTTTATCAATTCATATGATAACAATAGAACCATGACTTGATTGTCTTTAACGAGATTAAATTTCTTAACATTATCAAGTTGTTTTACAGTTTCATTAATTTTGATCTTGATGACATCATCGGAAATATTGTTAGTCAATTCGGCCAATTGTTTCTTAACAGTAGTTACTTCGGAATCAATTAGTTTCTTTAAAGAATTTGTATTGCTGATACTATTAATATATTCTTTCAATAGATTCTTTTGGTTTGAATCTAAATCTTTATACTTTTCATTTAAAGATTCTACTAATATCTTGTAACTTAAAAGACGAACTTCTTCATTTTGTTGTTTATAAACATTGATCATTTCATCTTCTGTTTCTTTAACTACTTTTTTAGAACCACATAAATTTTCAACTATACTAGTTCTAGAAGAAACAATTTCTTTTACATCAAACTTTGAATTTTTATCACTATGATTTTCAAAAATTTTGTATATTGAAGCTAAGACTTTATAATTCTTAATGCTAGACTTAAATAAATCGTTAATTGGATAAACATCCTTGATTTCTTTGATTAAATTATATTTTTCGGATGTTAATGTCTTTTGATTTAGTTTGTCTCTTTGTTTTAATACAATTTCAATATATTTTTCTGCTTGTGTTTCGTCTTTGGCAACTTCATTAACTAAAAAGTTATACAATTGTAACTCTTTGCCTAATTCTTTATTCTCGGAAAAATATTTAAATAGAATATTCTTGGCAAAAGATTCGTCTTTTCCAGACAAAATATCTGATGTCACTTGTCGAGTGAGCAATTCAAACAATATTCCTGTATTTCTAAACTTTGAATGCTTAGCTTTGTGCATATAATTTAATCTTCGTTATTTTATAAATATAGTAAATTTATAGTAAAAATCATTTTTAATATACTATTTACATGGATTATTCAATAATATTTTTTTCGTCTAACATTGATAGACTTTTTGTTTCGTTTAATAGTTCAGTTTTGATTTGATTTGTTGTTTTTAAAAAGTCATTTAACCCCTCTAAACTCAACGGAGATTTGGTCTTAGACCCTTGTCTTAACGGATCTGTTTGTGATTGTGATACATTTTCTTTACTTCCCAATGCATCATAACCAAATGTATTGTCTTTTCTTTTTTTATGAGAACCTTTTTGTGATGGTCTTTTGTATGCTCTAAGTGATTTTTCAGTTAATGCAGGAGTTTCACCACCACCTTCTCCACCGGCTGGTTCTCCACCTGTTTCAGTTCCGGCTTCTGGAGTTGCACCAGCTTCACCACCAGCTTCTCCGCCGGCGTCAGCTCCCATATCACCACCAGTTTCTCCGCCAGAACCGTCTTCTGGTTTGATTTTATTAAATGGTTTAGCTGGATCAATGCCTTCATCTTCAATTTGTTTAAATCTGTAAGATTGTTTTGCATCTTCTACCAAGTCATTCTTTTGGATATCAACATCTTCTTCAGAAATCTTGAATACATTTTCATATATCCATTTCTTACTAAACAATTTGGTTTCCATCATATCTTTGGAAAGATTTACTTTATCTTGCCAAATAGCAATCTTTTCTTTTTCAAAAATTACAGATGGATTAGTTAGTTCTAATGTAAAATCAACTAATGATGCATCTTTATACCCTTGAGCATACAAATGTACCATTGCAATTTTGTTCAATTCACTAATCAAAATTCTTTGTACTCTATTTACTGTCTTGGCAAATCTTACGTCTTCACTTGCAAGTGTTGCTTTACCACTTAAATCTTCTTCATAACCCAAAAATGCCTTGGGAATCTTTAATGCAGCTAACATTTTGTTACGAAGATATTCAATGTCATCAATACCATTGAATTCCATACCACTCAAAGGTTCAATACTAGTGCCACTATCACTACCACGAACTGGTAAATAAAAGTCTTCTACCATGTTTTGAAGATTAAAACGAAGATTGTAGTCACCTGTTTTTTCATCAATATATGGAACTTTCTTCATCTTGTCCATTAATCTTTGCATATATTGGTCAACTTCCGCAGGAGGAATATTACCGACATCAACCTTGAAAATTCTCTTTTCTGGAGCACGCATTACACGGTGAATTAACATTGCGTCTTCCATCAATGATAATTGTTTCCATACTCTTCTACCACCTTCAATAATACTCTTACCATATGGAATGAAATTGCTATCACTCAACATTCTAAAATGAGCAACTTGATAGTTTTCCAATTCTTCTAATCTACCACCTTCTGGTAAATTGATTTGGAATTTAACATAGTTCTTGTTTGTTAAATCACTATTTTCTACACGGGTAACATTGTATGCACTAATAGGTTC